AGAAACAAAAGAAGAACTTGATTATGTATGTAATCAAATAAAAAATTGTGTCATGACATTGAGGAACTTAACATAGGTTGCTCATGGTTATGGGCGTAAAAGTGTATTATCACTCTCCTATCATATTAAAATTATGGAGGGTAAAGCTATGAGAAATATTAACTGGCTCGTAAGAGCGAAAAATAAGACATTTTGGATTACTCTAATTCCAGCAGTTATTGTATTAATTCAGGAAGTTGCCGCAGTATTTGGATTCACAATTGATCTAAGTGGACTTGGTAATAATCTTGTGAGTGTTGTTAAAGCAGCATTCGTTGTGCTCGCTATTTTAGGTATTGTTATTGATCCTACTACTGCTGGTGCTGGAGATTCAGATAATGCTATGACCTACACAGAACCAAAAGCATAGCAGAAAGTGTAGGTGAAAAATGGAACCTATACGTGAATTTTTCGGGATCGACTGGAAAGCTTTTGGAATAACAATTTTTGTTGCGCTGCTGGGATTCCAGGCAATTATACAGGTATTACATTGGTTTTTATGTGATTTTCTTGGTCTTGAGACAAAGGCAATGCGCGAGAAAAAAGAGGAACATGAACTTCTTATGGATACGGCAAAAGAATTACAAAATTTATCAAAACAACATTCTGAAGACGTAAAACAGTCAATAAAACATGATCAAAAGATTCAAGAAAATTTAGATCAGCGCATGGAAGAAATACGAAAAGCTATTGCTGATACGCAGAATATTGTAAATACATATTCCGAAAACAGAATCAATGACAGGAAGCAAAGTTTGCAAATTCAACAGGAATTAAAGGATAATATATCTCAAATTGTTAAGTCAGATGAAGAAGAACAAGAACAAATCAAAAATTTAATTCATGCTCAAAAAGAATCTTTAGCAGATCGTATTAATCAAAAATATAAATTCTATCTATCCAATAATGGTATCCCAGAGGATGAAGTTGAAGAATTTATTAGTATTCACGCGGCATATAACGCCATTGGCGGAAACCATACGGGAGATGCAAAATTTAATTATTGTATGGAACATCTTCCTGTGTTACCAGTTGAGATAAAATTAAAATTTAACGAGAAATAATTTCTTTGAAAGATGAATTTCATCGAAAGTAAAAAGTGACCGTGAACTATTAAAATGCTCACGGTCATTAAAAGAAAGAAGGTCTTATATGTTTCGAAAATTATACAATAAATTTATAAACATGATTGTTGAAAGAACAAAACAATCTATGTATGAAGATATGAAAAATGACTATGATAAGTTGTTGATTAAGGATTAACCACGCATATATTATAAAATAACATTGAAAAATCTGAGAGTTTTATATAGCTTTTTTCATAGTCGATGATCTCTCCATCAGCCAATGTTTTTACACTTTCTTGTTCTAATTCTTGGAATAATGGATTTTCCTTGATGTGATTATAAATTTCCTGTTGAATATAATACTTTCCAAATGGAATTTCTATTAAGCCTAATCGTAACAAATTATCTATAGAGGTAGCACATTGTTTAATAGAGAAGTCTTTTATCCACGTACAATGATTTTGGATAATGTTACTTCCGTCAGATGGAGTCTTCCTACGTAAATTGATAATAGGTCTAATTCCTGCTTCGACTATCATTTTAAAAACTAATGCATCAATCGGAGACATCTGTTTTATAATCTCTACAAATGAAGGATGAACTGATTCTTTTGTATCATCAATCATAGCTTTTGCAAGAAGATTTGCATATAAATTACGCAACTCTTCGTTACCCATAGAGTATGAAATTGCTTGAATTGCAGGAATAGCAACATATGATTCTGGTTCAACAATTTTTTCTTGATCTATATGTTCGAGTTTTAATTCAAGAAGTTTTTGAGCTTCTTTGACCGCATATTCTCTTTTTAAAGTCCATATGTCTACATTTGAAAGTAAGGCATTAATAACACGAGGAACTCTACCAGCAAGTTTTCCTACTTCTTGAGCAGATGGTTGAAATGCGTCTTGATATAATTCTGGAACAGTTTCAACGGCCTTGCCTATACCTTTTGATAACTCTTTAAGTTCTTCTTTCATTAACTACAGTATCCTTTCCGTTTGTTTATAATTATATTATACGCTAATTTAATGTAATATCAAGGAGAAAACAATATGTTTGGATTTATAATATGCTTAAAATTTGGAGAAAAAGCAAAAACATTAGGATTTGGAAAATCCTTAGATATACTAACGATCGCATCTGTAATATGTAAATTGACAGCGGAGAAGATTTCTAAGGAAAAGAATATGTCATATGAAAAAGCTGTAAATTTTGTAACAGATAGTATTAATGAAGTAAATCTTAAAATAAAAGAATAATTATAATATTTAAAAGGAAGTGATTACAATCGCTAGATCTAAATATAACGTAGATAAAGATGTAAGTAAACGTACTTATAATAATATAACTTTTGATTCAATTTTAGAAATGAAATATTATCGTGATGTGCTTTGCCCATTAGTGGAGCGTGGCGATGTGGTGGACTATGAATTACAGAAGCCATATGAGTTACAACCAAAGTTCAAACACGACGGAAAAACTGTTCAGCCAATAAAATATGTGGCTGATTTTTTTATTGTTTACAAAGACGGACATGAAGAAGTTATTGATACTAAAGGATGCCCTGACAGTGTTGCTCTAATTAAGCGAAAAATGTTTTGGTACTGCTATCCAGATGTTGATTATAAATGGATCTGTTATTCTAAGATCGACGGAGGATGGTGCGATTATACTTTTGTAAAGAAGCAACGTGCAGAAAGAAAACGTAAGAAAAAAGAAACGCAAGAGGTAAACAATGTATTCCAGTGAAATTGATGATATTTTACGAAAAAGAAATTATTGTTTACCATCACATTTATATTTTCAAATAGTAGAAAACTCTTCCCAAATTTGCCAGGTAAAATATGATGCTTATTCAGACAAATATAGTATTCATACTACGGATGGATATTATTGGGAAGTAAAAGTTTATCAGGAATAGAAGGAGAAAAATATGATTACAAAATACGTAAAAATTAAACCAGTTATTACACTTGCAGATGAGAAAAAAGCAATCAACATGATTGTTGATCATATGTTTGAAGGTGACGAATACACACCGTGGAATAAGGAAGCTGCTCTTATCGTGGCAATTGCTTCATATTTTATTGAAGGTGTCGAATTTGAAAAAGACGATGTAATCTATGATTGCGTTATACAAGATAAAAATCTTCACGCACATGTAAATAAATTTTTCTACAATGTAGATAAATCCGATAAGAAAAATGATGTAAATTTTACGTATATTAATACGAAGAATCATGTTATGGAAAGCGTAGAAAAGATTGTAAATTTCAGACTTCAAAAGATGATTCATTGTACAGATGAAAAACATGAAATGTATACAGAAATTGCTGAGATGGCAAACTCTGTAGCTAATATTGGACAGAATATCCAGCTTGCAGCAAAACCGATTCTCGAGAACCCAGAAAGCATTGGCATGGTTATGAATATTTTAAAAAAACTAAATGAAGCTAAAATGCTGAATACAAAAGCAATTCGTGATGTGATGGTTGATACCGTAATGGATGTACAGAAAAGAATGACGGGAAAATAATAAATAAAGCAAGAATACATTAAATCTTCTGGCAGTCAAATGTCAGAAGATTTTTTAATTTATCAATGTGGAGGTGGTGGTAAAAATGGGTAATATAACAAAGGAATTACAAAAGCTACTAAAAGATTACAATAAAAAAGTATTACAATCTGTTCCTACAATGGCACGTCAAATTGCAACTGATGCAGAACCAGAATATAGAAAAATTATTAATGAATCAATTCATCAATATTATGCAACACATAAAGGAGACTTTAGCGAGGGCAGATTAGAAAACATGACTGGCAATATAAGTGCTGAAGGTTCATCTATAATTTTTGAAGATACAGAAGAAAACGTTCCAAATTATCACGGATTCTGGGGACAAGAACTAACAAACGAAGGCGTGTTTGATTTAATGTATTTAAAGGGTGAACATGGTAACGGTAAGTGGCATCTTGTAGATACTACTCCTCCACCATTTGATTATGTTGAGCAAGAACTTGTCAATGGTAGACTAGATAAAATCATTGATAATTCAGTACATAAAGTGCTTGATAATATAGAATTATAAAGGTGGTGAAAAAATGCCAAAACAACATACAATTAACCTCGAAGCTGTTATAAAAGCTGCACTGGATAAAAATAGCGAAAAAATAATCGATGATTTTGAGAAGAAAATCACTGAACCAAAAGAAATTAATATCAAAACAGATGAAGCATCTAAACAGGTTAAGAAGCTGTCTGATGAGATTGACAAAGAACAAAAGAAACATACCCAAACGTCTAGAAAAAGAAATAAAACTAAAACAGCTACTGAACAAAGTACTCCAAAAAACGCAGATAAGTATGTACAATCAACAATATATGATAAAAAAGGACGTCCATCTACTTCTCATTCGTATACGTATGCTGATGGAAGACAACAATCTTATAATAAGAATGGTAAGTTAACATCTGAGAAGCAGACCGTCGTTGATCTTCAAAAAGCATACTCTCAGTTAAATAAAGACGTCACGGAATATTATTCATTAAAGACAAAAGAAGCAAAAGGCAAAGTAGCCACAGAGGATAAACAGTATGTCAAAGGTCGGATTTCTGATTTAGTTGATGAAATGTCTGCAAATCGAAAATATATTGCAGATGCAAAAAAGCAAGGTTTTTATAATGATGAATTGGAGCAAAAAGCTCTTAATCATTTTCGTAGAAAAGCTAATGGTTACAACACGTATGTCGATGAGAAAAATGCTACAATCAAAGCTTATGGAAATGATGACAATACTGCTATTCGTCAGGGACAGCGTTCGAAACAACTAAGTAATTATGCTGGACAATCCACAGATGCAATTGAAAGAGCAAGAACACTTGATACAACTATAACAGATTTGGAAAAAGAATTATCAAACCTTGTTACTTCTGGCGCATCAATGGATCAAATTAAGTCAAAATTTGATGAATGCACTTCTGCTGGTAAAGAATTTAAAAATGTCATGACCTTAGTCAATAGCACTATGGAGAAAACATCTAAAAAAGATACAGTCGTTGGAGATTCAAATGCAGCAAAGCTTCAAAATGCCATTGATAAAAAAGTAGCT